ATATAAGTGTTCTTTTTGCTCAAGTCCATTCTGTCATTATAATTACTCATTGTTAAATGTTACCTTTCCTTGTTTGTATTTGAATAAACTCACCATGTGATCCGTATTTGTCCTAAAAGTTTCATCTTCATTTAATTCCATCGCATAAGCAGAGCAATTCCACTCATTAACTTGGTCTTCTCTATATTTAACACCAAGATCGGCTTCGCTTACATTAACATCAATGCGTTCATTGAAGGCAAACCAAGCATCATAAGAGTCTACCTTTTCCAACTTAATGTCGGGGTCAGCCTCAACCATTTTAATATGAGTTAAAGCCTCATCAATGATCTTCAATTTTTCTTCATTATTTAATTCTAGTAGCATTTTCTTATTGTTTCGAGTTTCCGATAAGTCCATTCTTGACTAAATCTTCAAAAACACACCACATCTTTTGGTAGCGAGTTTCATGTAACTGCTTCATGCCGATAAGCATATTCAATAACTCATCTTCTGTTGCGGGTTCGGGAGCATCTCCAATGGCATAAATAACTGTATCAATGTCAGTTGTAAATTGAGCCATCTGCCCTATTGCTTCTTCTAAATCAAATCTATTCATTTTATTTTACTATTGTTTATGTTTCAAACTTAACTATATAGCATTTGATTAAAGAGTCAAGAAAAATATCTTCAATCATCGCTTTTATTATTCCCCAATTACCTCCTGCAAGTCCACAAGAGATTCCATAGGGCAACCCTAATACTTGTTTGTCGCCTGTCTCATGCTGAATGAAAAGCAAATCTTCTTGCATATTTTTCAATGATTGCCAAAACTTTTCGTAATGAACCTGCCTTTCTCCTGTACCTATTCCTGCTTGGGTATATAGATTATAAATTGCTTTGTTATTTGGCAGAAATTTGCTTTCAATTACGGCTTTAGAATAGTTGCCAAGTGGATGCTTGTATTGACCATTGTGGTCGTACTCATCATTAATAAAGTCTATATCTGCTTGATAGGCTTGAGGGTAGCGATTCTTTATTTGCTTCGCAATGCCTCCACCCATGATATTTCGAGTATTGCAGGAGTGTGCAATATTATTTATACCCGTGTAGGAGTTCGGGTCAGTCTTGCAGTATGGGGGAAAGTCTAAAAGGTTTCCTTTTATGGTTTTTATTTCAGACATAATAAGACTATAGGTTGGATGGGGGGAAGAGTCAAGTCTTTAAATCGTTTTTTGGAACATCTAACCTAAGTGCAGTTGTGGGCTTGCCGTGATCGTCCACCTTAATCACATTAACTATTTTGCAATTCTTTGAGTCAACGACAAATTTTTTGGGGTTACCATCCTCGTTAAGCATTCTGTGGAGGCCGGGCTTGGGATCGACCTCAACACACTCAAGCAAGTCCTTGCCATTATACTCCCCCGCATCGTAAGAGTGGGGGTAAAGACCTTCCTCTTGGTTGAGGTAACCCATAATCATTCCATACCTAATCCTGCCCCCCATTTTATTCGAGATATGATTGCCAACCTTAAAAGTTTCCTTTTTGAATAAATTTTTTCTAGGAACATAATATTTGCACTTGTCCTTCTTGACTCTGAAGGTCTTATGCTTGCCCATAGCGCCCTCTAGGGGGGCTAGATGCTTTGGGTGAACCTCTATGCACTCGAAAGTTGGATTAGTCTTGCTATCCTCCAGTATGGAGACAACTTCACCAATGCGCTTATTTGCCCTTGTTGAGATTTCTTTTACATTGTCCCCAATCTTTAATTTTCTTTTTTTTGTTTTTGTTTTCATTCTACTATAATCCCACAATAAGACATTGATGGAGGAATGTCAAGCTTTTTGAGCATTATTAAGCTTTATCGTTATTCCATAAATTATAAACAGAAATTAAAAATAAAATAAGACCGACAGTAAGCGCTACGTATATCATGTCTTAATGAAGAGCAAAATAGGTAAAATCTTTTATTGATTGTATGCAATTCTCTTTATCTTTGAAAGTTGTATTGATGTTCTGATTTTGAATTTCAAGCATTTTCTTATAATCTAAAGTTGAGCTATACTCCGCAATATTTGAGTCTTCGGGAATCACAAATTCATCGGGAATAATATACTTGGATTTCTCTATTGTGTTTTTGCAATGATGATCAAAGAGAACTACGACTCCACACATTAATGCTTCGTAGTATCTGTTCGCAAGAAAAGCAAAATTCTCGTGAGTGTGAATATCCTCAATATAAAGTGAGTATTTATATTTGCGTAAATCTTCTTCGCCTTTAGCCCAAGATAACTTATTTATCATACTACACTTGCAATCTATTGCATCAAATTTTTTCCAATGTTTTTTTGAGGAAGAGCAGGTGACTCCCTCTTGTAGATGATGAGCGAAGTGGTCGGCTCTCCATTTCCTGAAAGTCCCATAATAAATTATGCCATCTTTTTCGCCATCATAATCATTAATTGATGAGCGATCCATTATTAGGGAATTTAGGTTTGTGGTTAACCAATTAATTATGTATTGATTTAACTTACCAACGACATTCCCCTCGCCATCTTTGATCTTTTTGCCTAGAATCCAATGTCTGTAGCCTTTTCTTGGGTTATTACAAATCATGTCGTAAGTCCTGCCGAGATCCATTATCGCATATCTTAACAGTTGGTTGTCCTCTAGGTCGTGATCGTTGACTAGCCATATGAGCCTAGCATCGGGGTTTTTATGCAGTATCTCCCTGTATGGTATGTTGGGGGCATACGGAGAGGCGTAGCAACATATAATTACATCATATTTTTTCTTTAATATTTCGGGCAACTTATACTGACCTTCTATGAGATCAGCGCCCAAGGCTTTTTGTAGGATTAAGCTATTTCGGCAATGGACAATACTAGTATCGCTATAGTCCGAAAGGAGAGGCTTTTTTTTGTCCGTACTCTCTATTATTAAGGTATTTTCGGTCATTAAACTTATTCTTCAAAAAATCGCTGAATATCGCTTTTCCCATCCTCTTCGTCTAATGGGCGTTGCCAACCGCTACCATTATGTATTTCGGCAGTATCTTTCGGTTGGGAGAACCTAATGTTTAGGGATTGTGTCAGCAAATTAGTTTGGTGTGGACTTAGTTGTAGCCTTTTTCCGTTAACCCAAACTGCATAAGGTCTAGTTCCGTTTAGGTTAAAGGGGTGGGGTATGCTATTAACTTGAATTTCTGAGCTATCGGGTATAAAGGATGGCGGTGGGGTGGGGGGTAGTGAATTTGGTCGGGGCGGGATGATTAGCCATTCAGACAATAGTGAATTGGTTGGGGTTTTATCTGAACACCCAACTACAAAAACCAACAATAAGCTACATATTTTCTTTCTCATCTTTATTTAAATTTTCTTTTACAAATTTTCTAGCCTCATCAAACGCTTCGGGGTGATACCTTTTGACCCAATCCATTACCCATTGATTTACTTTGCACTTAATTAAATCTTCTTTTGTATAGTTGATGTTACATTTTGGATTTTTTGTTATTTTATTGTTCATTCTTCTGACTTCACGTACCTTCTTGTTTGATGGTTAAGGGCGAAACCTTGATTAAGTGAGTGAGCATCGGACTCAGACATTGAAATAGTCTTAGTGAGCCTTTTGAGTCTGGCTGAGGGTTCGCCCGTCCAGAAAATGGATGGCAATCTTGCGTAAGCGGGGGGGTGACCCCAATCAACCAAGACATACTTTCTTATAGGCGTTTTATTTACTTCCATAGGATTAGCATTATAGCAATTAGAATTAATAATGTCAAGCCCCAATTATGATTTTTCATTTTTAATATTTAAGAGTTCGGTCATAGGGATTAATTCTTTGTGATAAATGTTCCACTTATTTGCGGAGCAATAATTTTGGTTGGATGGATCAATATAACCTTTTGAGATTTGAAATGCTTTTTTATAGAAATCTTCACGCTTAATCCACCCAACTAACCAAATCTTTAGGGGGTTGCTATACTGCTTAATTATTCTGCCATCAATATTGAGTGGCTTTAACTCCTTGCCGAATGTAATGCTATTAAAAAGAATTATATCTGAATTTTGATGAGAACTCGCTCCGTCTTCAGACGCCTCAAAGTTAGGTCTAGGGTCAAACATTCTCCTTTTAGTCTTAGACTCAATGGTATAGCCTTTGTAAAGTATGTCTCTCTTGTATTTCTCCTCCCCGTCTTCGTGACTAACGTGTTCTGAGCCAATAAGGTATTGAACGTCAGCCAACTCTCCCATGTAACCCGCCACACTACCCCTTCCTTTTGTGCGAGAGTTTCTTATAACTCCTAATTGTTTCGATAGTAGTCTTGCCTCCGCAACCATATCCTTATTGGGTAATATGAAAGGGGGGGTATGAGTGTCTGCAAAAATTGAATTAATCATCACATAAAATTTTAACTAGATTAATATATTTTTCAACATCTTTTATTTCATTACATATTTTACCCATATTTTCTTTATTGGGCTTATTTATTGCATGAAGAAGTTCAACCGAAAGCTCACTAAGCTCCTCTATGCACTTCATAACGTTTCTTCTGTCTACTCTAGAGAATCTCATGCCTAGAAGAGTTCCTTGCAGACTCTCAAGCCTTCGCAGGTAATCTTTCGCTTTCCGTCTATCTGCATGAGGTTCTTATTTAGAAGGTATAATTCGTGATCTCTTTGTAGCGCACTTCTGCTTAGACCGATTTTTGCAGCAAGACCTGTTAGGGTAGCTGAACCACAATTATTTAGAGTATGTAGAATTTGTTTTTCAGTATAGGTTAATCCATAGGGAAGAATGCTAACTTGGTCGCAGAGTTCGATGAAGTCTTTAGATGTAAAAGTGTTTGATTCATTTTTACCACAATAGAGCATAATCTCCTTGGAGCGCTTTACTGCACTGCGAGCATTACCCCTAATGGTTGTAGCAATATCCAACAATGCTTCATCCGTAAATACTATTTCGGGCAAACACACTTGAACTATACTACTAAGCTCATCTTCTGAGTAGGGTTCAAAATCAACAGTAGTAAACCTGTCTTTTAGGGGTGGAAAAATCTTGTCAGTCTCGGTAGTTGCGAAAACGAAGGTTTGTTGCTTGAAGTTAAAGGTAAAGCTCATTCCGTCCCACTCAAAAGTCTTCCTAGAGCTTGACTCCGTATTGAAGATTGTGAGAAAAGCCATTGTGAGGTCTTGCGGAAGAGCATGACACTCATCAAATAAAATCGTGATCTCATTGTCGGCAATAACAGGTAAGAAGATTTGTTCAAAAAACTGCTCATTATTTTTGATCGTGGAGCAGTTGATTTCAAGGAAGGGTCTTTTTTCTCCGTCTTGGTTATAGAGGTTTTTGGCGAAAGCTTTTGCGAACTCGGTCTTACCTAGACCTTTTGCTCCTGCCATGAGTAGGAAGGGGGACTGAGAAGTCTTGTGAAACGCGTCAATATAGAAAGACAACTTCTTTTTTACTGCGGTCTGACCGATAAGGTCGGGGAAATATTTATCTAAATTACTCATAATTGTGTCAAGGTGTATTCTATTTTGGGTTGAGGATTCTCATCGTACTCTTTGTCGGTGGGTTTGTCAAGAGGAATTTCATCACCCCCGATAAACTCTTCACCCATTATGGATTCAAGCCACCTTTTGGATACAGGCACTTTTGTTTTGCGCCCAACCCAATCAGCAAGCTCTTCGTAAGTTATGTGCGTATAGTATGGGCTATACCCCTTTTTTCTTCCTCTTGTTTCTGTCATATACAAACACACTAAACTGTAAATCTTAATCTGTCAACAAAAAAACCATCTAAATGAGAAGTAAAACCCCCTTCTAGGGGAGTGGCACATGGAATCTAGATGGTTTTTGTTTAAAAAGGAATGTTAGTAAGAACCCTTATTTGAAAGGGTGAATATGGGAATTCCTTATTTGTCTTTTTCTGTAATTTTTTTACAAACTTGGAAAATCTCGCGGATTGCATTATGGTATTCTTGTCGGCAACGAAGGAAAAACTTATCTTCATCTTTTGTGAATGATCCTCGACCTCCTGCTTCTGTTGGCGGAAGGTTATTTGATTTGCGTTCTTGTTTGACGTAGTTCTTTAGCCCGTGATGGTATAGGTTGCTTCGGGCTACCCCGCCCATGTAGTGGAATGGGGACATTGACAATATGTATCTCTTCACCCATTTCCAGCCTGGTTGGGATTGGGTATGTTCTCTAACTCGATAATGTCCGTCATAATCAACCAAGGTAGCTACCACGGAATAAATCTGAGGCATTTTTATCGAATTTAAGTTTATTTTGCCTTTATTTGCTCCTACTTTGCGCCTAAATTCATCAGTTAGCTTGAATATTTTTTTAGTAGTATCGGAAAGGTTACTTATTATTTCTTCAATGTTGTTTTCTATCCAAGATGAGCAATCATCGTATTTGGATTTATACTTATCAGACCTAGCGTAGTTTAGTTGCTCGTTTAAGTTTTTCTTAAATACATAAGAGGACTCCCTATTTGGATCGATGAAGCTTTCTTTCGGGAGGCTTAGAGATATTTCGGGGAAATCCGTTAGCAATTTATGTAAAGCCTTGGGGTCGTTGTCATCAGACTTTGGGAACTCCTCTTCTGTTAAATTGTTTTGTGAGCGATAATATTGACGCGCCCTAAAAGTGCTTTTTTGGGGGAAAAACCTTAATGCGATTCCGTTATTTTTGCACTCACGATAAAATGGCAAAAGTTCATCCTCGGTATAAGGTTGTGATCTTGATAGACTCTTGCGGGGAGTTCCGAGATGGGACTCTTCTGATACAACTTTTGTTCCCGAAGGAAGATTTGAAATGAAATTGAGTAGTTTGTTGTGGTGAAAAACAATGATTTTTCCATTCCTTAACATGGTTGATGTATTTTTTCCGCAATCTACTATTATTAGTTCTGATTTCATATTTGTTTTTGTTTTTGTTTTTGTTTAAAAAGGTGAAGGATAGAATTCCTTTATTTGAAAATTAATTGGATGGCTAATAGAACCCTTATTTGAAAGGGTGTGGAACAGAATCCAATATTAAAATGCTAACCTAAAACTTCATTAATTTCTGTTTGTTCCATCTTTGCGACCTCATATTGACTGTATGTTATGTTTTTGTATTCATTAAGACATTCCCTAGAGACATCAACCGATTTGTGTCCGTTTATTAATTCATTAATTGATTGAATACATTTTTCATACCCCATAATTAAGGAATCATAGGAGTCATTCATTTCCTTGCGGAGTAAGGCTACTTCTCTTTTTTGCGGATTTATATTATCGTCTAGGAATTTATTATATTTAATAATTACTTCGTCATTATTTCGTTGCAAGTCATTCAGAATTTCGTAATGAAAGTTATAACTTTCCCAAGCGGTATCTTCATCATTGTCGGTCATATTATAGAAACTTATAGAGTACGTTTAAATCCTTAATCCCTACATATTTGGTGAAATAAGAGCAAAATTCAGCAACTCTGCTGGCGCTCCAATTTTCTTTTGAGATAATATGCCCTACCTCGGCATAATCTCCATCGTTCCATAGATCGGTGAGTTTTATGTATTCTGTATTCATGTTTTTATATTTAAGTTAATAATAGTATGGGTTTCACTATAAGGGACTTTTTTGTAAATGTCAAGATAAAAGTGGTACGGATGGAGGGACTTGAACCCTCACTCCCTACGGGAAACGGATTTTAAGTCCGTAGCGTCTACCGATTCCGCCACATCCGCATTATTTGTGATTAAATAAATTGTAAATCGTTATTCCTATAAGATAGCCAATAATTGCAACTATAATGTATTCTAGCATTTAAATAAAGTGGAGCCACCTGTCAGGATCGAACTGACGACATCCTCATTACAAGTGAGGTGCTCTACCATCTGAGCTAAGGTGGCATTAAATGGGGGATTCTTGGTAGTCATATTTGTTGAATTTTTGAATCGCAGAAAGTCTGTCGCTCAATTTAAGAAGAAGTCTTCTTTTTGCAATATTCATTGCGCTGGTTTTAAGTTTAAGTATTTTACCTATCTCTTGATTCGCATAACCAATCTTTAATAGGTGGAAGATTTTAAGCTC